ACACGCGCCCATCACGATTCAGTATGCGCTGGCGTATCTTCTTCCATTGAGTTGAGTTGCTTTCACGCTGTGATTTGTAAGTCATCAATACCACCCACGCTTTTTACTTGATGCCAATGCTCCATCACATATCTTGCCATCATAACGATGCTTAATATAACGAATCGTAATATCTATTTGCTTTCGTGGGCTTTGCTTTCCATACCATTCGGATCGCATCTGTCCAAGTCCTGTGTGCGATCCATTGCGCACCCAATAACGCCAAGAGCTTTCTCTTTGTATCAATTCAACAAAGCAGACAAATTCATTCCAATTGTCAATCTTGTTATGTGCATACAGCTTCAAGTTCATCGAATCATTGATCCAATGAACTTGATTTGCTGATGCTTGATTTTGATAAGTAGTGCCCACAGACAGAGCCAGCAAAGCAAAGAGCTTCCCCAAACGCTTTGCCCGCCGCTGCGAGCTAAACCGCCACGCGGCTCGCTGCGAGCTGGCAGAGCGTAATGATCTGTCAAGTGTCGCGCAAGAGTTACGCTTATTCATCGGCGTGTCGCACAGGTTGTGCATTATTTGTGGATAACTTGACATCAAACATTTCAAGCTTGCTGGTCGGCATATACATCATCGCACGGCGTAATTCGAAGATCGCTTCCAGCATCGTGTCAGCTTCCGTCGTGAATGTCAGATGGATCGTGTGTTTTGCCATCGTCGCTCAGCTCCTTCGCGTTTTCCAACAACTCAATGCCGAATATCCCACAACCTGAACATTGCACAAATATCTTGTCAGCTGGCAACCTGTCAGCCAGATCATTAAATGACAAATGAACTTTCCAAGCTTTACAGCTGCGACACTTTGCCCGATACAGCTTCGCCATATTTGCTCCTATAAAGGTTTTCGATAGGTTGAAGGTTATTTTGTCCGACCCACCAAGTCGGCTGTTTATGATGCTTGTATCTGTCACGCTTGGCAATGCTGACAGGAATCCAGCCCGCGATTCGATACTTTGGGCTTCGACCTACAACTAACACCGCTACATCTGAATTTCGGTCTGATTCGTAAATAATGAGCGATCCTTCATTGTAATGCGTCCATTTGACTTCGATCGCAGCTCCGACATCGGCTGTCTGCTTAAAGCGGCTCATTGCTGGATCAAAGCCAATCATGCCGAAATACTGCGCAACTGCGATCTCAGCTCCGATGCTTTCGGTCAATTGTGCAATGTATTCAGGCATATTCAAGCCCGTGTCATATCGACTGACATGATTGGGAATTGCTTTCAGCTCCTTGACGCGCTTGAGCGCTACTTCCGAAGCTTTGATCTGTTGCGCATAATCAAGATTCATTCTCATTGTTGCGCGCCTTTCTTTCCGTAGGGCTAAGCAACGCATCGGGCACGGGCTCACGCTCTGATTTAGGATCAAGGTTTCTGCCGCGCTCGTTTAAGTAATCCTGATAATCATCAGGGCTTAACCAATCATCGCCGTCAGGCGTCTGACGCCACCAGATCATTTCGCATTGATCCGCTTTCCTTTTTTCCGGACATGCCCAGCCTAGATAGGGACGACCCGTCTTTGCCGTGCCTGATTTTTTCAATCGATGACCGTGCTCGCACTTAGGCGGCTCGCTCATAATTTTCGCACCTAGAACTTGTTTTAGCTCGGAAATGCTTTGTGCAGCTGTCTTGACATTTTGTGGCTGGTAATGATCCACAGGCGCAGCTTGTAGCGTTTCCGCCTTTTCCATGTCTTGACGCGTAGGGCGAGCGCTTGATGGAGTGAGAGCACCAATCGCCCGCCCGTATGCCGATGTGACCGCGTTTTCGACCCAGAAATCGCGATTCACGCCGTGGCTTGCCCGAAACTCGAACGCGTAATCGATAGCTGCGGGCATTTCGTTCGGATCGTCGGTGCGAAAGGCAAGCGCCCGAACAAGTATCCGACCATTTTCAAAATCAATGTGATCGATGTGAGCTTCGAGCCTTCCCATCGGAAACTCAGCTCTAAAACGCCCAATGCGGGCATTGACATCTTCATAATTCGATAGATCAAAAGCCATCACTTGACCTGCCTTGCTGTGGCTCTGCCTTTGTAAAAGCCTTGCGTGTAACCAACTTCCTTGCCGTTGTTAAATCCTTTTGCATAACCAACCAGCAACGCCACAAATAGCCCTGCCAGCATAAACACAACCGAAATGGTCGTGTTAAGAAATACACCAATTGCTTCCATTTTTGCTCCCGTTGCCACAGCTACATTCGAGCTGCGCGCTGCAAAAGGGTGACAGGCTCAGCCGACAATTTCAACCACCTTGCGTGTTTTTCGGCGTGTCATCGTCTTTCTTACGCGATTTCAACCCGTTTCCTGCTAACACGCCACCGAGCGATCCTGTCAAAAAGATTGCAAGGGTTTTAAGCAAATCGATGAAAGCTGCGTCATTGGGAGCTTGTGCGCCGATGGGCTGGGTGACAAATATCAGCGCATACACCGTGCCGACCGTGACGCAAAAGAATGTCAGCGCCAAAGTTGCGCCAATTAAGAAAATGAGACGGGCGTGAATATCCTCAGGGCTTAGTTTTGTGCGCGTCGATTTCTTGTTGAGTAATTGTTGAACCCAGAATGTCTCCCGTGCAAGTGCCCGTGACTTGGCATTCGGGTCTTTGACATTCACTCTTGCTCCAATTCTCAGCTTCCTGACACGGGTATCTCACCCAGCCGTCATAACCACACGATGTCAGGGCGATGGAAAGGACAACGCCCAGACACCGTGCAATCAGCTTATTTGCTGATTCCGAAGGCAGCATCGTTCGGATTTGCCCACCGCATCAAAACGGGAGCAAGTGCCGCGATGCCAGCCATTGACAGCTTCTTTGGATCGGTTTCGCCCGTTGCTAAATAAACGGCTAGTGCGCCTGCAATGAAGCTACGCGACCAGCTCGCCGCCAGAGCCTTGACTTTTACCATTTTTCTTTTTCGCTTTCTTCGGCTTTTGTGGAGCTTGTGCCGAATCGGGAATGACGACTTGTGGAAAGTCGCCGCTGTATGGCGCGAATCGTGGAATGCCAAAACCGACAACGGGTGATCCCTTGCCTGTTTGACGCTCTTTGATCATCACCATTCCGCCGTTGCGCTGATCTCCCGTGCCTGATGTATTGCCTTCAACGCACACGATGGAATTCTCTTTGACATCGACAACAATTCCAATATGGGAAATGCGGTCAATGCCATCGTGCGGAAAATCCATAAACGCAAGCCAGCCCTTTTGCGGCACTTCCGACCAACGATTTTGATCCTTGAATTTCTGCGCGCCCGCAGCCGTAGAAATGACATTTGGAATTTTGATATTAGCTTTTGCGCAGCACCACATCACAAATGATCCACACCATGGCAGACCGTCTGCCATTGTGTGCTTGCCGTACTTTGTTACATTGACGGGTTCTTCAACATAGCCGACTTCGCTCAATGCAATTTCGATTAGGCGTGCGGGTGTCTGTTCAGGATATATCATAAAAGAAGTAATTTCGCTTCTTCTTCACTTATACCAAGTCTGTCTAATAAGGCTTGGCGCTTTGTTGTTGCTTGTTCCATCAACATTTTTTGTTTTTCCACACTTTTTATGTATTCCAAATGAGAAGCATACTCATCTTCGGTCATTGGTCTTTCAATAACTTCATTTGTTTTGCCGTTATGTATTTTTATCATTAAATTAGTCATTTAATTAACTCCGTATGCTAGAGCCGTGCCTGACATAGTGCCCGTGCTTGTGGCAAAATAAAGAGAAGTAATAGCGGTATTTGATTTAAAAGTACCACCATACGAATAAGGCTGTATCGTATTTAAATAATCAGCAACCATGAGACCGTTCAAAATTATCACTTTTTCAACGGTTGATGAATCATAATTGTAAATGTCTAATACAAATGTGATTATAGCGTTAGCATTTAAGCCCGAATTGGCAGAAATAGGTATTTTGCCATTTGCAATGTCGGCTGCCGATGCTTTTGCTGTTCCGCTTAAATAAACGCCTGTCGTTCCGTTATTAACTAAAATGTCCAAATCATAACCATCTGAACTGTTCGTTATGTTTGTTCCCACTAATCTTAAAAATTTGTAACCTGTGGTAATACTTGTATATCCTGTCGATGTTCCCGATAATGAAATCGTTGAAAGTAAAGTCATGCTTCCACTTGTAGGAGAAGCCCATTTCAATCCTGTTGCAGCAGTTGAATCCGCTGTCAAAACTTGCCCATTAGTGCCAACAGCTAAACGAGCTGGCGTGTCTGCTGCGGTCGCGCTAATTAAATCTCCTTTGGCATCGACAATCGCATTTTGAATCGCGTTCGAATCATCTTGTGCGACCCAAGTAAAATCGAGATCGGTGTTTGAGTTTTTGGACAACACTTGACCCGTCGTTCCGCCCTTGAGATCGACAAAACTTGTGTCAATGCTATTGCCCAATGTTCGCATCGCGGCTGCGCCATCTTTAACCAGATCGGTGTCATCGGGCGTCTCCCAGCCGAAATTCGTTGTATTTGCCATCGCTGCTCCTTACGCCACGATTGTGGCTTGTTCCCAAGTAAGTGTATTAGATACCGTGTTCCAATACTCTGTGACAGGCACAGAACTCCATCGAAAAGCTTGCAAGCTTAACGAAAGTGGCGAAACAGTCATCGTCAAGCGCAGATCGCTGACACTTGCTTGAAATGTCCAGCCCTCAACAAAACCTTGAAATTCGCCGCCATTCATATTAGCTGGCAGGTTT